TAATGAAGACCAACTCGCAGAAACTGTACTATCTTTTGGTAAAGTGTACACGCATACAAACCCTTCTTTAGGTGTTTCACAAGGTCGTTTTTTAAATCCTTGTGTTAATAAAATAATAAGTGGGCAACCTTTACAAGGTAAATCTGCTTGGGGAATACTGCTTGATAAACGTAGTTCCAATGCATTCGCAGAACGTCCTTACTGTGCTGTAGGTTATAATACAGATATTAACAGTGTGAACAGTGTAGGTTATATACGTTCTAAAAACTTTGATAACATTGATATATTCGGAGCAGGACTTTCTGGATTACAAATTACAAGACCTGTTGCTTGTGTATTTAATGGTATGCTTTATACTATTTGTACAAGTCATATGCAAGAAAATGATGCTGATGATTCCATTAAGTGTGCAGACCCTGAGTTCAAACTTTCGCGTTTAAAAATAAAAGAAGCGATTGTAGATGGGGCTTCTACCTTTACAGTTAATCGTGAACCTGTAACTATAAAGGAACCTGCTGTATCTGAAGCAATGTCTGTAGGGTTTAACTTACTAAGAAAAGAACCTTATGAGTTCCCTAATAGAGTTGGAAGCACAGATGCAAAAGGGGTATTCGCTTATAAACCAGGTCCTTCTGAAGCTGACCCGCTTGGAGAAATACTATTCACAGCAAATAAAGGTGAAAAGATACGTTTCAGTTGTGTTTATTCCTATGAAGCAAATAAAGATTATCAAGTTAGATGGGAGTATAAGAGTAGCACAGATGAGTTCTGGACTACAATTCAGGACTGGAGTGCTGCTGCAGGAACGCCTGTAAAAACAGGTGCACCATTATATATAGACCATACTCCAAGTAATGATAAGTTCTCCATCCAATGTAAAATAAGAATAGGAACAGATGACGCTACAATGAGAGTAGCAGTATTACCTAACTTTGAACTTGGTGTGGATTCATTAAAGAACTTAGGTGCAGAAAAAGTAGACCTTACAACTGCTACTGGTATGTTTACTTTTAATAATATGTTAGGTCTTTATGGCGTAAAGGGAGCAGAAACTACACTATTCTTTAGTGATATAGAAAACCCTGGTTACTTCCCATTCCCACATAATATTGAAGGGTATGACGAATACATACTAAAAGTAATTAACTATCTAGATATATTACTAGTAGTTACCACTACAAGTATATATACTATATCTGGCTCAGGTTTACCTAAGAACTTTGTATCTAAAAAACTTATAACTAATCTTAATATTACAGAACTTGATGCTGAATTAATTAAAGTAATTAAAGACCAAATCTTCTTTAAAGCAGACAATACATACTTTGTATTGAAGCCAAACACATACACAGGAGACGCTACAGACTTAAGAGCTTATGAAGTTTCTAAAGCAATAAATACTTTTATTCAAAACTTTATTCCAAATACTCTAAGTTTATTCAACAACGTGTATCCATTAAAGTTAACAGAAGAAAGTTTAATTACGCAACCTGAAGATGTTAACTATTGGAAATATAATAGATTAGAAATACTAGGGTATAATCAACACGTAGTAGATGGTAAGTTACAAATAGTTATTAACCTTAATTTAATTTGTGACCACACTCTACACCAAGCCCCTGAATTACAACGCTACTATACTAACAAAGTAGACTTGATTATTATATATGATACGTTAACAAAACAATGGTATTTCCAGACTCAAAGTCTTCTTAATACGAGTGCCATTAGACACCGTCGTATAGACAACCAAGACTTGTTACTATTCGATAGTGCTATAATTGATAATAAGAACTATATAGTTATTGCGAAGTATACAGATACTCCACTTGATGAGTATTCAATACAAACAGGAGGCGTAACATTTAGTAAGAGTGCTAAGTTACCAAACTGGCAATATATTAATACTGGTATAATGCCACTTCAAAATCAATTATATAAACGTTTACGCGAATTACAATTCACGATAAACAATATAAACCAACAAACAATAAAGTTTACTACACGTGTATATGCAGATGATAAGAACGTATTAGATAATGTTGTATATCAAATGGAACACAACGAAAATAACCAAGCCTTTGACTATGGACATATCTATATTAATACTTATGAACAAACTAATTTAGACTTTATGGGTTCTACTGCATTAGATGAATGGATATTAGATTTTTCTAAATTTCCAGACACTACTTTGTTACGTACACATTTATTGCTTGCTGGTAAAGGACGCTTTATCTCTGGCGAATTTATAAATAGAGATGTAAAAAGTTATGAATTATCCGACATTATATGGGTGTTCCGTGTAATGCACGGTAGATAGGAGGAATAAAAATATGGAATATTTTAATCCAATGTTTATACGTCAAACACTAGAATATAAAAAACGAGACATTGTTACAGCTGCTGATTTTAATAGTTATATAAATTTATTATTAGCAGCTACAGACCACAACTCCGAAGCTCTTAATGCAATAATAAATGACCCTGCTACTAAATTAGTACAGGATGCATACCACGCAGACGATGCTTCACACGCTGATATCGCTGATGATAGTGGTTTACTTTCTGGTGCTAGTTTATCACGTATGTCTGATGGTCCTCTTGAAGATAATGACCATAGAGTTCCAAGTTCTAAACAAGTAAAAGAATATGTTGACGCTGCATCAGCAGTTGATGCCACTACTTTCTCAGATGTATATAATCGTTTGAATAGTATTGATTCTTTAAATACTACACAAAACAATCGTCTAGCCAATATAGACCTTATAAATAATCAATACGGTACGCGTATTACTTCATTAGAAACAAGAGTTGGTATTGCTGAATCAGCTATTACAGATATTCGTAATACTAATCTAGAACAAGATGCTACACTAGCATTACACAACAGCCGTATCACTAACTTAGAATTAGATTATCTACCAGAAGATATTGTGGATGAACTAATGCCAAGAGGTAGTTACGCATTAAGCACAGGTACTGATGAAGCAGGACTACCAGTATATAGCCCTGACACTGTTCGTAAAGCACAAATGGCTAATACAGTTTTATTAGACGGACAAGGTGTGGATGCTAGTATCTTTGCACATAAAACTAATGTAGATAATCTTATTAATGATTCATTTATTACGCGTGGTGCTATACCTAATCCTGCTGGAAATTACTATACTGTTGGTGAACTTAGAGCGCTTAAGCACGGTTCTTATGAATGTACTGCTGCCCAAGGTACTGCTTTAAATGCAAGTACTAATGTAGGTACATTAAGATTATATCCTTGTGCTAACGGTCTATCACTTGAGTACGAAGTTCAAACAACTTCTACACCTGTTCTTGTTAACTTATTCATCGCCACTTCGGTTGCTGATAATGTTACAATGAACACACAAAGCTGGTACGACGAAAGTTATCGTGTTACTTTAGTTGAAGGTAGAGTTAGTACACTAGAAGGAAACAGATTAGTTGTTGGAAACATTAAGGCAGGTACCGACATTAGTGTCGCTACCTCAGGTAATGATGCAACTATTAAATATTCTGGTCCAAGAATCGTTATAAGTTCTTCACAACCTTCAGCAGACGCAAGTCGTAAGACATTATGGATAGCATTGTAGGTGATTAGATGGCAACTTTATTAAGTAATCAAATAGGAACCAACACTCAAAACACAGGTAGATACAATGTTTGGGGGCGTGTTTGGTTAGATAGCCAAGACGCACGTAATAATAAATCTTATGGAAGGTTCCAATTAGTTAATAGATATCACACTGGAAATGGTACTGCTAGCTGGCAAGGAAACTATGCTGGAGGTGCGTTCATTCGTGTTGACGGTGTTAAGACAGACTGGTCTTGGTTCTGGGGTAGTCCATATGATGACGGTTGGAAGTCAGGGCTTGATGGTGCAAGAGAGTATGTTATGCTTGAACAATCCTTTGAATTAGCCCACGATAGTAATGGTAACAAAACTGTTAACTTGTGGATGCGCTGTAATGCGCCTGCAGGTGGTTCAGGACCAGGAGACTGTTATGTAAAAAGTAGTGGATATGCTTGGGACGTTACACTACCAGCTATAGACCGTGCTGCGCCTACTGTAACAAATTCAGTTGTAAGTGTAACAACTAATTCTGTAACAGTTGAATGGGGTGCAAACACTTCTTGTGACGCGTTGCAACATAGCATTGGTAATGGTTGGGTAGATACATCAGGGTATCCTAGATACACTGTTTCGGGACTTGCAGCCAACACTTCGTATGCTATTACAACTAGAGCACGTAAAGAAAGCAACTGGGTATGGGGAGCAGCTAGTACTTTGTACTTCCAAACACATCCTAATACTGTAGGTTGTAAGACACCAAGTGCTTCTGCAACTGGACCGTTTCAGATTATGGTATCTGTTACATCTACAGATACTGCGAATACTTCAATGATTAGAGTCTTCTGTGGTAATTTGTATAAGGATATTAGTGGAGGTTCAGGTACTGTTTACTTTGATGTTAGTCCTGAAACACAATATAAAATATATGGAAAAGCGTATACAGTACGTTCTGGTGCTACAAGTGATTCATCTCCAGTATATGTTACAACGCCTGCAGATTCATTCTGTTATGTTATTAATGAGAATGGTTCTAAAACAGGTAAACATAAAATGTATCTTATAGACACTAATGGAACTAAGACTGAAGTCAAAAAGGGTAATGTGAAGGTATTGTAATTATGATAAATATATATTATAATGTAAGTGAAAAGATAAAGGAGGGCTCATTATGGAAGACATAGTACACGTAATTGTGGACTACGGTGTTCTCGTTGTCATAGCAGGTATATTCTTGTTTGACTGGGTTAAGAACAAAGACCGTGTAAACAAAACTCTAGAGCAGAACACGAGTATTCTTCGTGAACTCTCTAGTACTAATGCTAATATTTCTAAAACTTTAGATTTATTACAAACTAGTTTAAATACACAACACGATTTACTAGTTGAGATAGAACATAAGATTGAAACAATTCTTATGAAATAGAAGGAGGAATAAAAATGGCTAAGAAAAAAGAAAATGTTGAAGAGTTTATTATAACAGATTCAAATAATGAACTTATTATAACAGGACAAAATGGAGACGGGGAGGAATAATATGAAAATAGTAGAAAAAATATTTAAAGACCCTTACTACATTACATCAGGTTGGGGACCTAGAACTTACTTGTTAAACGGAAAAGAAGTTTCAGATTTTCACAACGGTATCGACTATGGTACTAATAATAAAAAAGTTCCACAATATGCAGTTGAAGATGGATACATCGTTAGCTGTGGTATTGATGCTGCTTATGGCAACGCTAAATATGTATGGGTAGCTTATCCAAGACTTGGTAAGAAATTCTTACACTACCATTTAGATAGCATTTCAGTTAAAGCAGGACAAAAAGTAAAAGAGGGAACTGAGCTAGGTAAAACTGGTATGACGGGTTACGCTACAGGTGTTCACTTACATTTAGGTATGAAGGACATCAATGGTGGTGGATATCAAAATCCAGAAGAATATGATTATGAAGAACCTAGAGAAGTAGACCCTTTCCCAGGTGTTACTGATGCAGAACTTGCTACACGTGTGTGGGCAGGCGAGTTTGGAAACGGTGACGAAAGAAAAGAAAAACTTGGAATCAGATATGATGGTGTTCAAATGTTGGTAGACCAAGGTGTTGGTAAACCAGAACCACCTAAACCTGTTGAACAAAAACCAGCAGAAGCTACTTTAAATAAGGGAGACAAAGTAGTAATCGTTGGAACAGGAAATGGTTCTAGTAACGGAAACTCTAATACAGCTTATGGTTTAGGCTGGGCTAGAGAAATAATGAACATATATCCAGGACGTCCATTCCCATATCAAGTTGGATTAAATGGTATTACTACTGGTTTCTATAAAGCCAGTGCATTAAAGAAGGTGTAGTTATGAAAGAGAAAATCATAACTGCTCTTCTTAACCTTATTAAGGTAAAGTCTCTCGTTACATTTACAGCTATGGCAGTGTTCGTTTATACTGTAGTTAATAATAAACTAGAACCTGCTACTATAACTGCAATTATAATGTTAGTGTTCCAGTCTTTATTTGGTAAAAAAGACGACACTAATGTTTAGAAAGGACGTGTAATAAATGGCTTCAGTCAATTCTAAATACTTTAAAAAGAATGGTACACTTGATACTTCTTATATTAGTTCTCAATTAAGTAAAGCCAAGAGTGCTTCTGCTGCACGTAAAATTCTATCAGATGTTATGGGTGGTTTAACTACTAGTACCCTTATGGACAACGTGTTAACAGGTAACAAGTTCACTAAAAATTTAGATAATAATAAAAAAGCAATAACATCTTTATTACAACAATATGGTAAAACATATAAAACAGACGTGTCAGCATTAGTTAAAAATTGGAATAGTATTAAAAATGCAAAGGGTATGACTTCTGTTCTTGATTCTACTCTTAATAATTTTAATAACTATTTCACTAATGGATATCAACCTAATAATATTAATGGAAAACGTTTAAAAGAAACAGATGCCACTGTTACTATGGCTGATGGACGTACTCAAAATGTTTGGGCTACTCCTGATGGTACAAGATACGTTTGGATAGGAGACGGTAATAGAGGTGGAAAGTATGTAACTAAATCAGTGTTTGATTCAGAATATGCTGCTAAACCTGCTGCTACTGTTGATAGTGAAAGTTATAGTTATGCACCTAGTTATTCTGATGGAGGTGGAGGATATGATGCTCCAGACTCAACAGGTGGTGATGGTTATGTTTCTATGCAAAACCAAGTTGCCCAAGCTCCTAAGATAGACTGGTTAAATAAAGACATCGATGAGATGGCAGGTATCTTAGGTCTTGAAACATATAAAACAGAAGATATCTTAAAATCATATAACGAAGCTACAAATAAAAAATTCGATGAATTAGATACTCAAGTAAAACGTACTCAAGCAGAAAATCTACGTGCTCTAGAAGGAAACTATGACACATATTTAAATACTGTCAGAGAAAATAGAGCAAATGCTATATCTAACGGAATGACTAAAGGAGCTGCTGCTGCTGAACAATTAGCTGCTATGTATGCTAATGCACAAACTGTTTCTGAAAGTCAACAAAAATACTATGATAATCAATATGATATTGCTCAAGAGCGTGCTACTGCACTTGAAGAAAATGTTAATAAAGCAAGACAAGACCGTCTTGATATTGAGAAATATCTTGGAGAATTACGTAGTACATACGATGCAAGTAGTGTTAATGAACTTGCTGCACGTTTAGCCGCTTCTTCACAAGTATATGATGCTAGAGCTGCAGCTGATGCTCAAATTAAAGCTGCTGGAATTTCTGCCAATGCAGAACGAGCTGCTGCTAATGTAGGTTATAGAACTAATGGTTACACTTCATCAGAATTAACAGACTATGAAATGATACAAAAAATGTATGATGGTGACCAAGCTGCTAGAGCTTATATAGAAATGAAATACGGTAAGAGTAAATAAAAAGGAGATGATATAATGGCAATACCTATTATTGTTCCATTAATTGTTACAGGAGTAGCTAGTATTGCAGCGGCTGCTGCCACTAGTAAGAACAAACCAGTACAGTCATCTAAACCATTACAAAGACGTACCAAGGATGATTATGCTGGTACGTCTTTTACTTATAATAAAATGGTCAATCCTGTTACAACTGTTAATACAGTTAATACAGTTAATAAAGTTCCTGTTGTTGAGGGAGTAAATACAGTTAACAAAATGTACACGCCTCGTACAACAAGATATGAAATTCAACCTTCCACTCATAATTATTATAATGACCCATATCAAATTAATTCCTTAGCCGATGTTTTCCTTAACAAGGCAGGGAGAGAATTAGTACTTCAAGATTTAAACTTGGCATGGATGAATCGTATGCCAGAGTTTATGCCTGGATTTAGTTTAGCTAAAACAGTTATTGTTGGTGTAGATTATTTAAAACGTAGTTATTATGACCCAGCTTCAACTATTCTAACAAGTTCTAAATCTGAGGAAAGAAGTGCAGCTGCTAAAGAATTAGTTGGGAATCTTTTTATGGGAGCAGGAGAAGATTTAGATATTATCGCCAATCCTATTAAAGGACTTATACTAGACGGTCCACAAGGATTCATTAGAGGTTTAGGTGTAGGTTCAGAAGGACGTACTCAATATGATTATAGTGCAGAGTTCGGGGATTCTTGGTTTGCTAATACAGGCGAGTTCATAATTAATATGGGAGCTGAAATTGCATCCGACCCTTTAAACTGGATTTCATTTGGTGGAAAGACTGCCGCAAAAGAGCTTATAGGGACAGCCGCTGAACGCGTTGTTAAGAACACAGCTAAAGAACTTGGTCAAGAAATCACTGAAGAAGCTGTTCAAAAGTTTACAAAACATTATGCAACAGAAGTGGTTACTCGTACTCTGAAACAAATAGATACAAAAGACATAACCAATGCTTTTAAATATTTAAAGAAAGCAGGAGTTGATAATAAAACACTTCGTGTACTGTCTGATAATTTATATAAAGAAGTATTACATCAAAATGCAAAGAACGTTTTAAAGGGTACGTATGGAATTGTACGTACTGCTAATGCAATCGACGATACATTATTGATGGTATCTCCACTTGCTTGGACTTTTAAATTAGGAGGAGCTGGTGTTAAATATGTTGCAGATGCTATCGGTGAACGTGCTCTACGTAACACAAAGAAATATATTCGTGCTATTGATTCTTTTGATGGTGCAGAAATATTAGACCCAAAAACATTTGACACAGATAATGTAATGAAGGTATTAGATAATGAACGTACCGTAAATTATATTACTGGAAAACGTCCTACTATAGCAGGTTTGCCTGATGATGTACTCTTAGTAAAACGTTGGCAAGAACTAGAAATGTATAATGATGGAAAAACTGTAGATATGTTTATTGATGGTTTAGTTGCACGTGGTGATGTAGACCCTAAATTGGGAGCGGCACTTAAAAAAAGTCCTGACTTCTTAAAATATTATGAAGAATCTGTAGTTGCACAAGGTAGTGCTCTAGAAAATTTATATAAACAAATTGACAATAATTCAGATATTGTTACTTCTCGTTTACGTACAGCTATAGCACAAGGTAGCAATAAACTAGAACGTATCGCTTATGCAAATAAAGCTTGGAGCGAAATCTTAGACGGTACTCTTGTAATGGGAAAAGATTTAAACTTCTATAAACAAACATTGGCTAATACGATTACTAAATTAGAAAAACAAATCAATGATGCACGTATAGCAAACGACCTAGCAAAGATAGAAAGCTTAACAGTTAAACTTAAATACTGGGAAGGTTTAGACGATGCATTCGAATCTATGTTACGTGTCCTTGATATTGATTTAACGCAGTTACCTGACTTAAACGATATAATAACTATTAGTCAAAGTAAAAATCCTGAGGCTTTAATTGACACCATCCTTAACTCGGAACGCGGGTATAATACTCGTTTACAAGACACTAAAGCTTATTTTAAACAAGCTAGAAATGAAGCACAGAAAGTTAGAAACGCATTGTTACAAGGAGTGTCTGAAGAATATAATGACATCCCTGAAATAGTTAAACTTGAAAAAGAATATCCAGATGTGTCTGCTAGATTAAAGAAATTAAGTAAACTTCTAAATAATGATAAATACTTAGATAGACTAAGTGATGAAGCTTTAGACTGTATGTTTACTTATGAACGCGTATTAAAAGATTATAAGATATTAAGTAAAATGGAAAAAGATGCAAATGGACACAAGTTTATTTCATATCTTGAAAATTATTTAGATAAAGATTCTAAAGTATACCTAGCAGATTTAGAAATAGAAAAAAATCTTATACGACAAATGAAATCCTTACAGTTGGACGTAGATGCTTTCCAAATACAAGTTGATAAGTACACAAAACTTAAAGGACTCTTAACAAAAGATAATTTAAAAATAATTACAAATGATAAAACAACTGTTAAAAATCTAGAAAAGTTTAATGCACTATTAAAGAAAACAAATATTGAAGTTGGGGCACGTTTACTTAATTCTATAGAAATAGGAGACATTAATATAGACAGTCCTAACTATAAAGCTGTAACAGATGCTATAGAACGTTTAGGACTGAATAATGCTGACGTCGTAGAACAAATCGACGATGCACTACTGGACGCATCGGGCGTTGTCGATGTCTCAAATTACGTCAGAGGACTTAGTACAGAACGTGGATTCCTTGAAACATTTGAAGAATTAGAGCCTGAAGCAGGAGCCCTTATAAATGATAAGTTCTATACTAGAGATGACTTACTACGTTTACAAAGATTATTTTATTTAGGTGAATTAAAAACACAAAATGAAATACGCGAAGCTATTGATATTTTATATGAACTAGGTGAACTAGATTTCAACACTGATTCATTACGTGCTGCCAAACTTGAAATGTTAGACCCTTCTCAAAAATATTATTACTATAAAGTAAACCAACTTGCTGTGCTTACACAGCTTATGGAAGAGTATGAACGTTATCCAGAATTTAAACAAACAATAGTTGGTTTAGCTACAGACAGTAACACTACTCCTATAGCTACATTATTTAATATTGTTGAGCAGGTTGACACGTCTTCACTAATATTCGATACGCGTGTTGTTACTCAAATAAAAAATGATGCAAAAGCACAATTAAACTTTACAAATCTATTTAATACTGTGATGTCCTTTAAAGAAAATAAAGGTGGTATTAGAGAGGCATTCTTAGATTTCATAGCAGGAAATGAATATAATAATATAGATACTTTTATGAATAAACTTTCTAAAGATGGTATCAATATTGATATAGATAAACTTACATCTGAGTTATCTAATAAAATAAATGGTCTAGCGCACTCTGGTATATTACAGAACTCAGGTTTACACGAGTTCTATGGACTTGGTAAAGTAGATAGTAGTGTACTACATAATGCAGCTGCCGATTCCGCAGTGTGTTTCGACAACTTTAAAGAACAAGTGCGTCGTGGCTATGTTAAATTAGATGAGGGAGAAATAATTACTGTTCTTGACTTTGAAGCAACAGACTTAAATCTAGATTCAGCACAGATACTACAATTCTATGGACACAAATATCAGTACATCAATGGAAGCTTTGTTGATTTAGGTGACTTCCAAGAAATTGCATCCTTAAATAAAGGACAAAAAATTTCTGCTGGTGCCGCACGAACAATAGGCTGGGATTTACAAGAAGCTGTTGTTAAATCAAAAGTAAAAGAAATTGATGCCTTAGATAACTTCGTAAAATATATTGGAGACAGTACTTTGATTGGTCACAATAGTAACGCATACGATTTACCTCTTCTTGAAAAAAGAATTGGACAAGAATTATCTAATAAACGTTTAGACGTTCTTGAAATAGCTAAAAAGAATATGAACTATATTACTTTAGAACCTGACCTTGTACAAAGTTATGCGAATATTTTAACAAACTATATACAGCAACAACGTAAATACGCAAACAGTGTTATTAAATTTATAGATAAAAATACTTTAAATAATATGTATAATTTAACTAGAGATTTAAACGGTGCTACACTACGTCGTTTCCTTACTTCTAGTGAAATAACACGTAGAATAAAAGGTAATGTTTTAGAAGACGCATATACTAGACTAATAGGACACACAGTGCCTACGAATTTTAGTACTACTTTCAGTAAAGAACAAGGACAAGAATTAGTAAATACTGTTATAAATAAATTAGATGTTCCAAGCCAACAATCATTAATTGTTACTATGCGTGAGGCATTATCAGATATTAAAAGAACAAATGCTTACGGAAAAACATATTATATTTCATCAGATAAAGTTAATGAACTAGCAGGTTTCAATACTAATATCTATGCTTATCTAAACTCTGACTTAGAAAAGAATGGTTATGTTCCTAATTATTATGCTACTAAAAAATTATATCAAACTGCGTACGCACGCGACGTAGATGCGATGTATAATAAGTTAAAAAATAATACAGAAATTGTAGAACACTTTAAAGTGATTATCGATGAAAACTCGGACCCAATAGCTAAAGCAGAAGCTTCTGAAGCGATTGCACTATTAGGTTCAAATGAGGAACAAGCTGCTCGTGTGTACTATGCTACTGAACTTACTAAACACGGTGCTACTTCTTCTACTAATTTAAATGATATTGGTAGAGCTGTTGTTGCTCACGGTAAAGATGAAATAGGTTCTATTGCTCAAAACATAAAAGATTATTCTGAAATATTAGGACGTGTTTCTCGTAAAGACACAGATACTTATTCCGATTTATTTGCTATAAATGAAACATTAACAATACTAGAAGCTAAACCTAAACAACTAGCTGCGTTTATGTTTGATGAAGCACCACGTATTCGTGTTGGTAATATTACGCACGATGCATATAAGGATGCTGCAAATAACATTTGGGAGAACAAAGAGTTATATAAACAATTTGGTATCAATGTCTATAAAGAAAGTGATAATCTTTATTTAGATTTAAGTGCATCTTATAAGGATTTCCTACTACAAAACTCTAAAGAAGTTAATAGAAATTATTCTTTTAATACACGTAGAGTTAAAACACCAGAAACAAAATCAATGCAAACACTGTTAGCAGCACAAGACGAAATGTATTCTAAAGCTAATCGCATTCGTAAAAATGCACTGCCTTTCAACGCACAAAATACTGCTGTAACTACAGTATATAAAGATGATTGGTTAGCTATGTCTGCACAAATAACTAAATTTGATGATGCTTTAGTAGACGATGCACATTACTTAGACGACTTCTTTATAACACGTGACCCTAAACAATCTTATATAAATCTAGGTGATATCAACACTCGTAAGATGTTTAATAGATATCAACAAGACCCTTTCCGTCACGCAGTTACAAGACTAGAACGTAATGTAGAACGTGTTGATGGACGTAATAAACTTATTGAATTAAACTTCAATAACGATTTATCATTAAGTGGACCAATGTATAAAAATCTATCTGATAAAGAAGTATTAGATATATTCAAACAAGATTCACAAAATTATGTTGTTCTTGTTTTAGCTGAAGGTAAAAAAGGTAAACCTATTGTAAAATCTTTTGCTCCTAAAAATGTAAATCAAATAGCACGTTTACGTGAACTTGACGGAATTATTGCACCTAAGTATTATGCTAATACACTTATAGGTACTATTAATAAAATAACATTAGAAGAAGCAATACCTTGCAAGTTTGCACAACTTTATTATAAGTATATTGTTTCTACTTATAAAACAATTTACTTAGCATCTATTGGTATGCTGTTCCGTAACGCAACCGATATCTTAATAAAAAATAATATAGGTTCTTCTATAGATGAAGTTCCAACAAATATACTTGAATACTATAAAGCATTAAAAGATTGGATAGACTATGACAAGACAGTCAAAGAAATAATAGAGTCTTCTAATACACGTACTTTTGATGCACAAACAATAGCTCAATATTTTGCATCAGGACGCGCTAAAATGTCACGTGATATGTTTGATGAAATACACGCATATGCTACATCAAACGTAAGTGCAGGTATGGCTACTGCTCAAGCTGATATGTTAAAACGCTTTTATATAAAAGGAGACGCATCTAAATTTGATACATTCTTCTTTGATAACACATTACGTAAAAATACTGTAGACCAATTAAGTAATATAAACTCTTATATAGAACACGCTGGTCGTCTATCAGAATTACGAATTGCTAAATTAAAAGGGTTAACAGACATAGAAGCTTATAACCGTGTGTTACGCACACATTTCGATTATTCTATTAAATCAAAAGGAACGTTGTTAGCAGAATTTGTAATGCCTTTTGTTACATTCCCGTTATATAATCTACAGTATTGGTTAGATGCCTTCTTTGAATCTCCTTGGTTAGTTGAATTGTTAATCGATTCCACAAGAACTTCTTTAGAAATCGAAGCACAAAAACAATATACTTTAGATAACAGTTACAAACTTCAAGCTGCATTAAATAATGGTAATGTTAAAATAGGTAACACTTTATTTAAATTGAATCCATCTATGTTCGACGCATTAAATATAATGGTTGATACAGAGGACCAATTAAAACAACGTATGGGTGCTGTACCAAAACTGATTGTTGATGGAGTACTTGACTTTGCTGGAAAGAAAAAATACTTTAACCCAGACCCAGAGTCAGAAGAATATGTGAACAAAAATGTTACTAATTTAGATAAAATTGGTCTAGGTACAGTTGAAGAAATCTTAAATCAAACAGGACTATATACTATAAGTAGAGCTGCCAATAATGTTTTAAAAGGTGTAGCTTCTATAGGTAATATAGGGGAACTTGACCAAATTGATTCAGCTGCAGATGTAGTTCCATCTATGTTCTCTGAACTTAAACAAAACTATGGTGCACGTATTGGAGAAGACTGGCATCGTTATAAATATAAAACGACAACAGGAACACGTTATGTGTCTTATCAAACTAAGACAGGTAAGGTTACATCTTCTAAATATTATAACGATAGTAATTATGTCGGAGGTTATTCAGGTTCTAGTATACGACCAACGACATATCCGAAAACATTCCCAGGAAGAAGTTATAGTCGTATCCCATATGTACGTAGGTACTATAATAACAGTTATAACTGGTATAACAGATGGAAGGCTGAACGTCTTAATCCATATTATATGAAACAACCAGCGACACCAGAGTCATTAGCTTATACATTCAAAGGGTTGTTATATGACTTAGATATGAATCCAAAGATACTACGTGCGTACGACCGTAAACAAAATCAAGTACTTAAAGTTAAGTAATTGAACATAAAAAAAGACAGGTTATGAAGCCTGTCTTTTTGTTATCTTTTCATCTGCTTTTGCACCAGCACTAATTATATGTGTGATTGTGATTTCATCTCTTGGCACCAGGAAGTCCACGAATTCCCAGGACTCAATGAACAACGCACTAAGGTATCCATAGCGAGCTCCAGAGGCAAGTAGTTGTTGTTGTACCTGAGTATAGTAATAAGCAGGGATTCCACATTTACTTGCATAATATTTGATATGCTCCTGTATATTTCCTCTTCTGACAATTTCCATCTCTCGTATCTCTCTATGATTTGCCAGCTTATTGTAATACTTAGCTCCAAATCTTGTAACACATTTAGCCTCAACAGGTACTTTTGAATCGTCATCTGTTGTGGGGATAACTCCATCGAAGTTGACTGTAAGATAGGGAAACTCCTTAATGCGATACATATACTCTGGCTTTACTACTTCCACATTATGTTTCTCTGCAAAGCGCTGTAACACAAGTGGTTCTAAATCTCTACCCATACGCACAGCTGGTTTCTTACCTATCTCTTTTTCCTCTGGAGTAATGAACTTGCTGTTCTTTTCTATAATTAGTTGTTCTAATTTTTTATATAAATTAACTCCGCATATAATAGAAGAATCACTAGCACCTAGTGAATCCTTCCTAACTAATGCGTATTCTTCTTCAGATAATTCTGATGCATTACAGACTATTTCTAGATTTTCAAATTCCATAATTAGTCCTTTCTAAAAGTTGCGTAGTGTACTGCGTGTCTAATAGCATCACGACTATGGTCAGATAGTTTAGTTTCAGCTAAATAGAAGCTTCCACCTTGTTGTCTTATTAATCCTTTGTGTACTAGGATTGCATCTGTCCATCTGTTTTTAACTAATGATGCTGTTTGAAACACAGTCTTTATTCCACGCATATATAATTCATATTGTAACATACCGATTAACTTAGGTGTTTCGAACCTAGAGTTTATCTGAGAATCAGCTCGATTAGAATAAAGTAAGTAATCTTCTATTACAACTGTAAGCGCATACCCAACTAAATCATCTATTAGTTTAATATGTGCACTCCAGTATTCCATAGGTGATTCATATTTAGATGCTTTAATAGCACCGAACTTAACAATCTTTTTAGTTTCGGTGTCATATAGACACCAGCCTGTAGTTCCTTTCCCTTCATTGAAATTACCTGAAGGGTCAAATGCAAGTATATATCTATTTCCTCTCTGCATCTACGTACTCCTTTACTTTCTGGTCTATGATTCGTTTAACTGATTTAACAGTTAATTCCATCTGTAATAGAAATCTATTGATGTCACGTTCACTTAAGACCTTTTCAGAACGTAGCTTATACAACTCAATAAAGTATTCCTTTAACATCTTCTAATGTCTCACATTCTACTTTATTAGCCCAGGAAGTTTTTGATACTTCTAGGTCGGCGACGATAGGAACTAAACCGTCGTCATACTCTTGCATTATTTTTTGTATCTCAAAGATTATATGTTCTTCTCCTTCCACTAATTCGAAACTCATCTCATCGTGTATGTTCATCTGAAATCTACTTTTATAATTGTTTTCTTTTAGATAATTGTGTACTGCTATCATCTTTAATTTTAAGAAGTAAGCACCACTTCCTTGTACTAAACAGTTAATTAGTTTATGTCCTGTTAGTCCATAGTATCTTACTCCAAATAAGTTAGTAGCATATACTTGAGAACGTGCTATCTCATAGCAGTACTCGTGATATTTCTTAACACCAGGGAATGCTTTATAATAAGCATCATCTATACGGTGTAATGTTTCTTCATCAAAGTTATACTCTGGAAACATTGTAGATATTTTACTATACTGTGCTCCATAGTTCTTTGCGAAGTTAACACGCTTACCAACTTTACCACGATACTTACTAAACTCCTCTGACTTAGGGTCTAAGTCTGGGAACGCAAGTTGTGTAGTTGCTGCGTGTACATCTGTCTTAACCCATTCTTGTTTAGCGTCCTCTTCTAGGTACCACTTCCAATCATATGCGTGCTTGATATGTTCTGGGTTATTGTAATCAAACTTCTCATAATGGTATTGATACTGTCCACACCCGATACAACCGTCCGAAATTATTGTAAGACATTTATAGGGCATATAGGCACGACATAAATTCAAGTCTGGTTCTCCTACTAATATAGTATAAAATGCTTGAAGTCTTAATTCAATTTGAGAATAGTCCAGATAAAATAATCCTGCTGCGTCGTCTGATTTAACTACCATATCCCTAGGGTTAAATAACGGTTCATCATCTATAGTACGAATACCATACTTAGGAAACTGTTGAAAGTCAGATGTAACTCTACCTGATACAGTTCCTGCTTGATTTATTTGTGTATAAATTCTATCTGATTTCTTTAATTCATTTATAAATCTAAGTAAGTATGTTGAATACCACTTCTCTAATGTTCTTAATTCTTGTACTACACTAATAAAATCTACTGCTTCAGAATATCCTTCACGTTTAAGTTTAGGTATTATAGTTCCTAGTACATCATTACCTGTACCTGGTACTTCTAATCCCCACTTCTCCTTAAGGATTTCTTTTATACGTTGGTGTTGTCCTATTGCTACGTGTTCACCAACTAAATCGAATAGGTCACTACGTCTACGTTTTATATAGTCGTACATTCTAGCACGAGATTCTACAACATACTCCTTATCAATTTTGAAACCAGTACGTTCCATATGTAACAATGGAAGTATTGCATCACATTCTATTTTGAATCCAGCTTCGTTCTTACGTGCCTTAAGCACAGGCATAGTCTTATAATAAACAGCTAATGTAAAATAAATATCCTTATGTGAATAACGTAATACATTTTCTCTGTTTAATAAATCGTAAGGTACGTTATCTGATTCAACGAATGGTGTTGTCATATTAGCTCTAATGCGTTCAGGTAATTCTTCATACCATTCTTTATATATGTTACGCATTTCTTCTGTAGGTAAACTATCAGCAGTTGCTAATACGTCTTTGAATAGTTCTTCAAGTGCACCTTTAGTCCAAGACTTATATCCCTCTGGTGGGTTAGGACAAGGTTTTAATTTAGAGATTAACTTTAAGTTATACTCTTTAGCTATCGATGTACGCTCTGTCTTTAATAGACGCTCGTGGTCTTTCGCTGTTCTATCTATGTATTGTGTAGCGTACTCTTTTAATCCTAGTGGCGGTCCTCCATTTGCTGGTGTCAGTGCATCGTGTGCTAATCTGATACAGCATTGTGTGTCCACTAGATTGTTGACATCATAATCTAAACCAAGGTTATGACACATATGTAAGTCATATTTAATATTATGTCCCATAAATACAGGAATGCTTGAAGCTAATTTAAATGCGCTCCACACAGTTTCATAACCTAGTTTAGGATTCTCTTCTATGTCAACGGCGTAAGTGAAGCATTTGTCATCGTGAACCCAACCGAATTGAAATAAGAATGGTTTATCTATACCTATGTTTAATCCTGTTGTTTCTGTATCGAATGCAACTTCATTTGGTTTATGCTTTTTAAAAGTCCTAATTGTATTCAGTAAATCGGATTTAGTTTTTATATCGCATTCAATATGTTCTTTAAACATTTTCTTCACCTACTCTCGTTACATACGTATTACGGTTTATCTTATTCATACCTAACCTGAAACGTTCAGTAGGTACAATCTCGTTACCTTGGTAACGTACAAATAAACCACGAACTAATTTGTTCATAACAGCATTGAAGTCATCTTGCTTTAATCCTGTTGCTGCCATTAAGTTAGTTCTATTAGACGCACTGTTTTGATTTAGTTGAAGTAATAAGCTAGGTGTGCCTATGTATAATTCATTTAATAAATCAACACCTGCATCATCTATTGTATTATATTTACGCTCTTGTTCTACATACTCCTTTAATCTAAATGTTTCATTATCATATAGTTCTTTGTAGAATTGAACTGCGTAATCTACGTGTTCTTGTTTTATTATAATTTTTTCATAAGTATCATCTGTCGATACTAGATATCCTGCTACGGCTATAGCTAAACGTGCTACTTTCTTCCACGCTTCCGTACCAAATATTTTAATGTAGCAATCATAATCTTTATTAAGGCTGTTGCAACATTCAATTATATACCTCCCAACTTCTTCTGATATTATTACTTGTTCTGCACTTCTACTCCATACCCATCTGATTCTATCTTGATATACTTCAGTAGGTAATGGTGTTTCAGGTTCCCAGTATGGGTTAATCTCTTGATTACCTCTGGCACCAAGTATTAACATAACATCGAAACGGGCAATGTCTTCAGGTGTACCTATTAGTTCCATAAGAATATCTATACCATTCGGATAACTAGCTATAGACCTAGCTTTATCTCCACCTTTAACATTAGTTAATGTAACCATTCTAACAAGTGCTGGTAGATTTAATGAACCATTAACACGTGTAATACGAACTTGGTTACTTGATTTTATATCTGTTAGTTCTCTTAAGATGTTAGCATTACTCTTTGCAAGTTCCTCAAATATCATCAGTCCTCTATGGTTCTGTGGTATAAGTCCTGCTCTAGTTTGGTAACTACCATTTACTTTATTACTACCACCAACTAAACCTGCAATGGTTGCTGATGAACCAGCTAATGAAGTAAATGTTCCTAGTCCATATAGTTTCTGTAATGCTTCTGCTGTAGTAGATTTACCTACACGTGATTCAGCTACGATTAAAGTATCTAGATAACCACGTACGTTCTTATGGTTTCCAAAGTTAAACTCGAGTACAGTATGATATGCAAGGTCAAAGGTTTGTATTAGTTGATTGTATCCATCATACCCTAACACACCTTTAAACTTTTCAGTTAAGATATCTATCTTCTCCTGTATTGTTTTTCCTTCAGTGTTTCTAACTACATCTAAGTTTCTTTTTGTTTCATCAGTTATAATGAAACTACTTACACTATCAGATGAATCTTCTACATCTAAGATAATCATTATAAGTGCCTGTCCTTTATAAGGATGAGGTACTAATTTATAAGTGGCTCTATATTTTTTACCACTCTCTAGTTTACGTTTAATACTATACGCTGTGAATTCCATAGGCACTGTATTATCTTTAGTGTTACATTCAAACAAGTCTGTAACATTACATTTATATACAGTTTCTTTTGTAGGTTTAGAAACCTTAACATCTTTCTCTCCCTTTGGAATACCTAATACATCTCTAGTATTAACTCTTATTTGTTCTTCATTAAAATTGTTATCGATTAGTTTTAATATATCTCCTGCCGTGTTCTCTCCTAAGTACCAATGCAACTCTTGACCTAGCATCATTCTGTCAAACTTAGGGTCTCCACAAAGATTTACTTTCTTTGCAGACATAGTACTTGGTACAACAAATGTATTATCATATGTTGCTACTACTTGTATATTACTACGTACCACACGGTTGATATACTTTGGACTTGTTGCTTCTAATAAACTAATAGTAGGATAAGCTTTTTCCTTTTCCTCTTGTGCTTGTTTCTGTGTAAACAAAGGTGTGTTTATAATACATTCTTTTAAATCTTTAAAAGTTTTCTTATACTTTGTAAAGTAATCTGTAATATCTTCACCTGGTTCACAACATACGGTGTGGAATTTAGTAATAACTTTTACTTCCTTAGCCGTACCGTATAAATGTGCTGCTAGTTTATTAGCGCCTTTAATACCTGCATCATCATTGTCATAGCAGATAGCGACTCTACGACCCTTAAACCAGTTAAGAGTAAGTGGTAGAGCTTGCTCACCACCAGTTAAGGTGAATGCATAAAAGCCATTGCTTCTTGCAACTGCCATATCTTTTTCACCTGCACAAAGAACTATCCATTTATTTTCTGGAATGTTTTCTAATTTATCATAAGGAATTATTAATCCTGCTAATGCACCTGGTTTTGATTTTATTTTAGGTGTATGTCCTGGACGATAACATCTTACATCTAATAATTTATCGTACATAAATACAGGAAATAATATTTCATTATTAGTTTCTGTTACTATATTTAAATCAGCAATTACTGCATCGGATATACCTAGGTCGTTACATTTCTTGCGGATGTCAGGTGTGATTAACATCTGCTTTTCCCAGGTAAATTTATCGCTTCCATCATTTTTGAATTGTTGCTGTATTTTTATAGCTGTTTCGTATGTGCATCCTAATACTTCAGCAATGAATGCTACTTCAGATTTTCCTTCTCCACATACTTTACAATGAAAGACTCCTTTTTCTAAATTAATATGTGCACTAGGGTTTTGTTCATTATACTCTAATCCACTTAATGTATGATGTGGGAAGGGACAACAAACTGCTGTCTCCTTACCATTAAAATCATACCCATTAAAGTAATATTCAAAGAATGACATTACTAGAAATCGTCGTCTTCGTCACTCGCTATTGCTGCTTCGATTTCATCATCAACAGGTGATTCAACTTCAATCTCTTCAGTAACAACTTCGTCTCTTGAATAGATACCTTCTTTGTTATCTGAATAATCTAGACCTCCGTATCCTCTGTCATTTACAACTACATCGATAGTAACTTTTTTATCTCTAATAACTTTTGCAATGTCTTCTAAAGTTCCTGTTCCTTCTAATACAACTTTAGTTGCTTTTAATAAACGACCTAATTTATATTGTAAGAAAGGTTTATCAGAATCAAAATAGTTTTCATTAACAAAGCCACCATCTTTAGTTTTGAATGTAACTCTTAAATATTTATTACCTTCTTTACTTGTAGTCATTTCAGCTTTGAACACTTGTGCTAAGTGTCTTCCTTCAGTTACTGTTGAATTACCATTTGGTTTATCTTTTGGTAATGCGTCGAAATTAATTGCCATATTATTTTTCCTCCTTCTCTGCTACTGGTGTGATTGGCATTCTATCTATAATTAATAGTGAAGTCACACCTTCTAAAATTTTAAGTATTGCATCTTCTTTAGCTCTAGTATATTTAATAGAGTTTTTATTTATCTCTGTTAAATATTTAACATCTCTGTTATACATTTCTACTTGTTCACTTAATTGATTACGTAGATTGTTTTGAATTTCTTCTGCTAATCTTAATGCATTATCTTTACATTCACATAATTGTTTGTATTGTTCATTAGTTATTTCTGCATCAGCTGCAACTAATTCACAAGGTAATGTGTCATTAACACATTCTTCTGTTGGCATATCTTTTTTCTTAGCCATAATTTTTCCTCCTAATCTTGTGTTAATTGTATGAACATATCACGTAAATCTGCTAGAGGTATGTCCTCTATCTTAGAGTCTTTGTGTCCTGCTGTTTCTTTTATGTTACGCCAAATACTCATACGTGTTTTGTTACCTTCACAATATTCCTTAACACCTTCTATATAATTTTTTCTTTGTTGCTCTAATAAAATTTCAGGTGATGTACCTTCTGCTAAATAAGATGCAACTTGTTTAAGTAATTCATCAGTGAACTCATACTCTATTCCTTCTTCAAGGATTGCGTATCTTGATTTAATAATCAATGCTACTGGTGCTTTACCTTTTGTATTACCTGGACTAATCATTCTTAATACTAAGTCAGGTTCATACTTTAATCCATCTTGTTGGATTTGTTGTTCACCTAATGAAACGACTTCGTTCTTTCCTTTAGCCTCATTCATTTCAAGTGCGAACTTTTCTTTACTACGTACTGTAGTTATGATGTGTGCCTTTGGGCTACGTACTAAATCAAATATTAAATTCTTTTCTTTAGATACTTCTTCATCATTCCAAGCTGTGTAATCATTTGCACTACGGCTTGTTGATTTTACTTTAGATACTTTATCTAATACGCCACCTTGTCTTGTCCACGCGTGTGAATAACTATCCATAATAACAACTTCAGCGCCTGCATCTATAGCTTCATCTCTTAAAGCTTTATAGTTACTAGGTGCATAGCCATCTTCTGGTGTAAGGTCTACTTTATTTATTGATTCAAACCTTGCGCCAGTATGCATAGGTATATCTACGAATAAGTCAAGTGCCATATTCTCTGTATCTATTGCATAGATTTTATCCCAACTGCTAGCGAGTGCTCTAGCAAATGCAAGTGCTAATCCAGATTTACCTTTACCAGTTAAACCTTCTATCATTATAGATGCCTTAGCCTGCATTCTTGTAGAGGTACGAAACTTCTTTCCTAATGCCATTCTTCTCACCTCCCTTCAAATTCTTCTATCGGTTTACCATTGTTAAGAAAACTTATCTTCTCAGCAAATACACCTAAGGCATACTTGCCACCAGTTAGATGTCCTCTAACTCCTACGATGTCGCCTTCTTTACAATAGTCTCTAATGTGCTCCATTATATTTTTAGATGCATCAACGTGTACTATAACTTTACTATCTTGTCCTATGATTTCAACAATAAAGTCACAGTCGTATGCATCTATTTCCTTAATGCGTCCAACAAAGACACAATGATTTGTACCCATACTATTCTCCTTTCAAATACTTTTGATAATCATTTATTAAATCTAGTTCAGATGAACTACGATTCAAACTTTTTTCTATATTCTTTTCGTAAGTATTATTCATAACTAAAGAATAAATTGTTTGTTCCTTCTTCACTCTGTCTTTAGATGTAGCAACAAATCTATCTTCTGCTTGTTCTATATCTCCGACAGGTGGAAACTTGTCTGTAAATATAATTGTGTCTGCACTATCTAAAGTTAATCCTTCTTTACCTGCGTCTATCTGTATAAGTAATACACGAAGTTTACCTGCTTGAAAATCTTTCTTTAGTTTCTCACGTTGTTTAGATGTAGTCTCACCGACAAAGATGTCGGAGTCCTCTATCTTCTCGTGTAAAAGTTTTAACCATTGAGTAAACTTACTAAAGATAATAACTTGTTTATCAGGGTAGTCATTTAGATATTGCTGTATCCAGTTGTACTTAGGTGATGTGTTATCACCCAGCGATAGCAAAGCGGGCGACAAACATATTTGTCTCTCACGCAATAGCGTATCTAATGTACCTACTGTAGTTACATCTCCTGTTTCAAAGAACTCTTTTAACTCCTTGATGTATCTGGCTTGGTGTTCAGTTGGTTCTAGATAAATAGTTTGTTTATCTTTATTAGGTAACCAAGGCATTACTTCAATTCGTTTACGTTGTGTGGATATTAAATCTAAGAACTCTTGTAGTTCTTCTGGTCTGCGTAATGGTCCTATCTCTGTAGTTTGTATTGCTCTACGACCATTCCATATTTCCCTATATTCTTTTATAAAATAATAATCTATAAATCTCCAGTAAGATTTAAACAAACTAGGATATAAGAAGTGAAGGATGCTATATATTTCTTCTTGCTTCTTGAGTGTTGGTGTTCCTGTTAATGCTAGTTTGTTTGGTACATCTTTTAATTTGAATGCAGCCTCTGCTGTTTTGTTCTTATAGTTTCTAATACGATGAGCTTCATCTAATATGACTGCCTCTATATCTTTATGTGCTAGTATATCAGCTAGGTCTCCAGTACTATGTGTGTACTCACCTGTGGTTTTATCATAGTGGTCTACGATTCTTAGACATTCATATCCTATAACTAAACCATCTGTCCACGTTTCTAATAGCTTTAATCTTTTTGTTTTAGTTCCTTGTAATGCAATACAAGGTTCTCCATACCACTGTTCAAATTCTGATTTCCATACTGGTACCATCGATGCTGGACATACTATTAATACTTTCTTACATCCTTTTAGTTTGAGACTTAACAAACTTGTAGGTGTTTTACCTGTACGTTGTTGGTTAAAACATCCTGCATTCTTTCTTTGTGCCAAAAATATAGCGTCCTCTTTTTGATAGGCACGTAAGTCTTTTAATAAATCTAAATTAAAATCATTTCTAAATTGTTCTGTAATTACTTCAAAGCCTAGGCGTTTACAAGCAGATGGTGTATTAGGTATTAACTCACAACCACCTGCTCTACCTACACCTATCTTATTATCAGTTCGTAACTCTAACTTCAAACGGGTCGCTCTCTGCAATCTGTACGTTAGGGGCATACTCTTCCTCCTTATTTAATGGGATGTAAGTATAGATAAAGATAGGTCCTTCCTTCTTTTTACTTTGACTTGATTGATTAACTAATGTATTTAATAATTGTGCTTGACCTGTTGACCTACTCTGGTCTATGTCACGCATCATTTTTCTTATTGCAGTTTGTTGATTCAAACTTAATTCTAATTCCAAGAAGTCTTGTACTCTTGGGTCTGTTAAAAATAATTTCCAGTCTGATGCACTGAAGTCTGTTGCACTAGCTAATTCATAATGTGAATAGTATAGCGCATCTTCTCCTAGTTCATTGAATACATCTTGTAACTGTTGTAACTCTATTTCATTATCATTAAATTTAATATTCATTAGTCCCATATTATTACCTCCAGTTTATTAACTGTTCTAATTGTATCATAAATCTTTTAATTGTTACAAGTTCTTCATCTTCGGTTTTATAAATATATTCGAATTGTCCTTCATCAATATAGCTATCAATATATCTGTATAATGTTTGTGGATGGATACTAAGTACTTCACGGATACGACGAACAGAAACTCCATTACGATAATACATAATTGCTATCTCTTGTTTAGTTGGTTTAATAATTCCTTGTTTCTGAAAGATATTCATTGCAAGTTTTCTTAAGATAATTGTATTACAATTAAAAATATTCCCTAAGTTATCTAGTATATCTAAAGCAAGTACAGATTTATTATTATCATCTAATAGTTTATTGATAAAGATATAGAATTGTATCTCATACATTCTATCTTGTTCAGCATCTGTAACTTTTCTTAGATGTATCTTTCGCATAGTAACAACTCCCTTCTATTTAACAATGCTTAAAAATTAGAGTGAACCTGCATGGTTACAGCGGATTAATACCTGTATTAATCAGCTGTTACCTGGCAGGTTTCACGACTGAACTGACAGTGTGAATCATTTGATTATTATCTAAATGAATTTAATCTAGGATTAAATGATTGCCATTGTTAAATTATAATAGTGCTTTAAATAGTAGCGGCGAATAGCTCCTCGAGGCGTTTCGCAAGCTGGCTATGACAATGTGTAACTTTATCTATAAGAGTAAAGCATTATACTCGGGTACCGAAATATAATAATTCCACTATTATTAGACTTGATGTCTTAATATCTTTTTAATCTCTTGCATAAAATGGAAGTCATACTTCTGATTCATACTTTGCATTAAACCATAATAATAATCAGGCTCTATATTTTTTAGGTATGCTAGTTCTCCATTTAATTCTAATACATATTCATAGTCTCTATGTCCTTGAAAGAATTGGAATAGCATAGTTTTTATTCTTCTCTTTCTTCTGTATCCTATTGTGATGTTATCATCTTTATTATACATAATACCTAGGTTCCAGTTGCGTCCTGCTTTAGAACCGAATCTAGTTTTCTCATCTTTAATTTCAAAAGGTGTTTGCATTTCTAATAGTAATGCTTTAACTAAACTTATTACTTCATTAGTATCAAACTTATGACGACAACTAATAAGCATATCATCTGCGTATCTAGTGTAAGTATAGAAGTTATCATCTAAACTGTTAAGCATTTTATTTATATGATAGTCTATAGGTACCATTAACCAGTTAGTTATAAGTGGTGATAGTGGAGTACCTTGTGGCAACTCTCCATCTAAACACGCTAGTTCACATAGGGTATCTACAAACTCATTATAACATGAATCCTCCATTAAAGTAAATGGATAAAGCAGTCTAAGTTGTTTCTTAATAAATTCAGGACTACAGTTATTAAAGAACTTAGATATGTCTAACTTCAAGAACCAATTAGGTTTATGGTCTTGATGTCTTTGTAATGCCTTCTTACAGTCACGCTCTTTTATATATGCATAAGCTGAGTCATGTGGGCACACTCCGATATGTTCTAATTGTATTTTAATTTCTTGCATAAATTCTTTAAGCACATCTCCTGGTGCTTTGATTTCTCTAAAGCCTCCTGTTGCTTTAGGTATTTTAAATTCGTGGTAAACTATATCTGCTTGGTGTTGTAGTAACCATACCTTAATTACATCTGTTAATTGGTTTACCTTATTGATATGTCTAACTGTGTATCTACGTTGTGTTTCTGTTATTCTAGTTGGGTCTACTTGTATAGTACGATAGCGTGCATAAGATAAATCTCTATATACTGCATTGACTCCAGCTTCTGGTTCTTGATAGTCATTGCCTGCAAATAGGTTATCTAAAACTTCATCAATATTAATTTGTCTATCTCTTTTTCTATACCTATAAGTGTAAAACATAATAGTCTCCTTTCTTTTTCTAATAGTACTAAAGAGTATATAACGCCAAGGAATCCATTCGAAGGTGAACAGTATCCAATCGTTTAAGATTAGATGCAATGTCTGAAGTGCTTACATCTGAACCTGACCCGTGGTCGGGAGTGGTTTCTGGAGATGAAGACACGTCCTCCATCCCAGTGCAGCTTCTTATGCATGCTGAATTCTCGACTTAAAAGTGTAATACATCTTCTCATTTGATAGATGCTTTATATCTTCCCGATATAAAAATACTACTATTAGATTTAATTAGAATGCATTGATATTATATTCAAAGGCATCTAATAAAATTATTGATTTGATTTCTTTACCTAATGTAAAGTTTATAAAGTTACTTACAGTAACTGATGCAACTGTCCATACTGTAGGGGCTACAGATAGTGTAGTTCCACAGGCTGATACAGGTGTTGCTTCTTTTGCTTCTTCACTACTGAATTGCATTGTGTTAATGAATGCTTCTTTGCTAGCTTTCTCTGACCAATCTGCACCATAACTTTGTGCGTCTGTTAATCTCATTCTTGCATCGAACATTGCTTTAACATATTTATTTTCTTTTAAATGTGTAGCGATTTCTCTTCTTAAGTCTATACTATCTACACATAGGAATACAAATCCTGATACGTTTTGTTTACTGTACTTACCGTGAAGTACTAGTTCAACTAATGGATTTATTTTTTTTGCATAAGCAGCAAGACAATCTACTTTAGGTTTACCTATATCTTCAGATGTATATAATTGATTAGTTATATTATGTGAACTAACTGTATCAAAATCCCATAGATGTATCTTAGTACATCCTAATCTAACTAATAACTCTGTGATTCTCGAACCTATTGCACCACATCCTATTACGTGTATAGCACAATCGATATTAGTTGGGTCAAAAAATTCTATATGTTTATTTAAATTCATAATTATTTCTCCTTCCTTCTAATACTGTTGGTCCTAATTCCATTACATCTGCTTCTGTTAATACGTTATTAATAAGTAATGTATTTAGTGCCGACGTCAAAAGCGTAAGCAAGGCGGGTTTGGTTCCTACAAATTTTTGTTTACTATTCTTAGCACCCGCTTCTTTAACTAAAGATATCTCTGCATCTTCTTTAACGTATTGTTTATATAACTTTTCACGTTCTCGCTTTGATACCATGCCAATCATCCTTTCCTTTTAAGTTTTCTATTTCAAATACTTTTAATGAATTGTAAAAGGATACAAGTTCACAATGATTTTCTATCATTAGTTCAGCTACCTCATCAGGTGTAAACATAGACTTGGATTCTTTTACATACATTAAGTTTTTATTTGTTTTAAAATCTGTAGTTACTTGTATTAGAACATTGTTGCTTCTTACATATTCACTCATTCTATTACCTCCCACATATCTCCTACGTGTACTGCGTAGGCTAAGATACCATCATCGATATCTGCATCATCTATAAACTCTAAAGTTGCACTGTTAATTATACATATCTTTTTACGTGCTAATCTTGTACGTATATGGTTACGTTGGAATGCACGATAATCTTTTATCAATCCTTTTGATTCATAGTATTCATAAATATAATTAGTAGCATCGTTTACATCTGTAAATACAAGGCATTCATTAGTTGGACTGTTAATAATAAATTCCTTTTCTTTCGGCGTAGCCGTGCCACCAACTAGATTCATCGTCTGCGTCGTCCTCGTACCACTCTTTTCTTTGGTTGTCTCTTTTTTTTTAGAAGAGTATAGAGACGTATAGTCATCATCATAATCATAGATTGAACGTTGTCTATTAGCTAACGTTCCATAAGTTTTTGTTTTTATATTTCCTTTAACTGATTCATACCAGTTCTCATAAGTATTACCTGAGTTATCACAAATATTAAATTCTAATTCAGACCAAACTAAATTGTTTTGTTTGTCATAGAATCTTAAGTGATATTGGTGTGACTTATTTATTATCATAGTTATATAGTAATCAGTTACTTGTGTCATTAAGTTAGCATAGTATCCTTCATCAGTAGCACTAGGTGTTACACCCATGTTTACATGTGAATGCATGTGACATCTACAGAAATCAAACTGTTCATCAGGTAATGTTGCTAACCACATTTCATATTCTCCATCAATACCATCTGCAGTAGCACCTGTTACTTCTTGTGGGAATACTAATACATCATAGATTAAATATTTATTATTAGGATGTTTCTCAACTAAACAATGCCAAGCAACTTCTCCACTGTTTTCTTTTACTAACATTTGAATCTTAAGCCAAGCTTTATCTAAGATAAATATCTCAGGCTCAGCTAACTTATTATCTTCGACAACTTTGTCGACAGTTTCTTTTAATGATAGACTTACATTGATAGTGTCAGAGTTAAAGTGTTCTGTTGCTAAGAACTTTTCCTCTAACATTTTAAGTAAGTCGTTACGCATAGGTGATATATCTATAAATCTTTTACTCATCTTTTATACCTCTTTCTTTTAATTCTTTTCTACAAGTTAATATAAAATCTTCTACTGTAAATTTTATTATTGCTTTAAATTTCCATGCAATTTCTAAACCAAAATAACGTCTTAAAACTCTAACTATTAATTGTGAATAAGTATAAAAACTAGGATGTGCATATTGTTTTAATTTAGATATACTAAATGTTTTTATTTTACTTCTTATTTCTTTTCTTCGTATTCTCATTTCGTGTCTAGTTCTTGGATTTTCTACTGCGTATTCTAGCTTAGGCATTTTCTTCTACCTCCTCTACTGCTTCTGCAATATCTTCATCAACTTCTACAGGTTCTTCAACTTTTTCTGCTTTGAACTTTTCATATAGTTCTACGATTGAGTACATATTGTCTTCGTATTCTATACATTGTATATTATTATCTATTAAGATTGGAAACATATACTGCATACATTGATTCATAACTGCACCGTCTGTTAAGTTCCAGTTCTTTAATGGATTCATTAAAGTTTCTATCATAGTTATTAGGTCTCTGCTTCTTTGTGCTTTACCTATCTCTACCTTATGTGTCCCTTGACAATCGTAATGTTCTATGTGTGGATTGTATCCTGCTTTAACATCACGCATTAAATCTATGAAGTGACTGGCTCTTACATTATCTCTGTTTCTATATCTCCAGTTAAATGAATCTGGTTCTACTTGGAAGTAACCTTGCATCCAGTATGTTGCTTCTTGATTTATAAGTACAGTCTCAAAGAAGAATCTTATATACTTTCTATATATACTACCTACACCATTGTCATCAAAGATATTATCTATATTCTTATATAGTACTTCAGCGTAGTCTGGGTCCCACATACTAAGTGGTGTTCTAGTTGATAAACATAATGCACCATAGTCTTCTTGTACATCGAATGCGTATGGATGTTTAACTATATATTCTAATTGGTCATCAACATCTCCTTGATTATTTTCTGTGTAGAATTTTTCTTTACGCATTGTATCTAACTCATCTTCTAAGTTTAATAGTTGAGTAGTCATTCTTTCTACTTCACGTACCTTTTCATTTATATATCTATCTAGTTTTTCCACTGCTCTCATTTTAAAATTTCTTTTTAATGTGTTAAGTCTATGTTCATTTAAGAACTCTGCGTAAATTGGAAGTGAGTATACTGCTTTAAGTCTATTCTTAACAGCTAAACTATTTAAGTTATATGGGTCTGCTAATATTCTAAATAGTTCTAATTCCTCTGCGCATAACATTTCCTTAAACGATGGACATAAAACTGGGAATAAAGATAGGAAGATGTGTTCTTCAGGTGATGAGAATCTGTTACCTGCTATTGCTTGGAAGTCTGAACTTCTATTTGGTTGGAAGTTATTGTAGTAGTTTGTAAATCTAATAAACTCTGTCTTCTCTTCATTAGCATATAGTGCGTGCACTACAAATTCTTCTTCGAATATTCTACCATAAGAATTACGAACTGCATCTCTTGCATTCTTAAAACATAAATCTATTGCTGGGTTTTCTATTCTTTTAAATCCAGGTATCTCTAATGTTCTAGGAATTACGTTAGCATATACAGTTGTAATCTTGTAGCGTGCTGCTCTCTCATCAGGTTCTGCTTTATTATCTAATGCATCTGCGTGTATATAGTATCCTGCTTTAGTTGCTTCATAAACTTCTATGAATTGTTCTGGTGTGAACTCTTCATTGAATGCCATTGCAAGTCCTACTATATCTACATTATGTGTATTAAACACAGGTCCTAATAGATAGTTATTAGTTGAACGGATTGCTAAGCCGTGTCCTTGAATTAAACTATTAAAGTCCTTTCTAATACTTGGTCCGAAATAATCTGGTATGTTATTTGTATTTAATTGTTCATTAAACATACCGAAACTATTTAATGTAACACAAGTACGGAATGCATCTAATGATGCTTTAAGTTGTAAGTCTGTCATAGTATCTAGTCCTCCTTCTATAATTGACTCAAGTAAAAACACTAACGTATTGGCTAGTGTTCTTAATCAATCAATTATATGTTAGCTGCTTCTGCTTTAACAACTGCAATTAACATACATTTTTCTGTTTTACCTAATGAACTAAGAGTACTATCCATTTCATTAACTTTAATGTTTACACCATCTAACATTACTGTAGCAACAGCGTAATCAATACTGTTATCTTCTAGGATACTTCTTACTGTAGTATCCGCAGGATAGTTTTTCTTAACACGATTAGTAGTTGTTCCAACTGTAACATTAATCATATTATTTTTCCTCCTCGTCCTCTTCTGCTACGATTTCGATTAAATCATCTAAGTCAGTAGCAACTTCTTCTAGGTAATCGAATGCTTTCTTTTCTACTTCAGATAATTGAAGTAAGATTGCACCAAATAAATCTTCGATAACATCTCTGTCAACTTTAACAGCATCTACTAATACAGATATTTTACTATCGTTAGCGAATACTATACCATATTTAGATACACATTCTTTAGTAGATGTTGCTATGTTAAACATAACATTACCTTCAGCATCTTTGATTGCTAAGCAATCTGGATTTAATGCTTCCAATTTTTTGATTTCTTTAACTGTTAAATCAGTAGAAATCACTGCAGCCTTGTGCATAACTTTGATATTTGCCATACATCATTCCTCCTTTATTATTTAATGGCGATATATATCTAACAACTGTGTTGTTGATACCAAATTTTAAGCGCGTTGCGATAGCGAACAACGCGAACCAGTTTAATACTACATAATAATTATTGTCATAGAAAGTGAGAATGAAAACTTTTCTACAAATAAGCAGCTGTCGATAATTAGGTTCGAACAACCTCGACTCCAGTAAGAAAGGCAACTGGAATCCAAACACTATCTCCTGGAGTGACGATAAAAGTCACTAATACAACTACTAGGAAAGAGTTGAAACCAAACTAGTAGTTGTATTACTAACTTATATAATAGGGAAAGAGTTCTTCAGAACCAGGAACCCAGGAACTCTTTACTCTAAACATCACAATTGTAAGTGGTTCTTATACATTATATTATTACGAGGTCAAATAATGCATACAAATATATTTTTAATACAAAGCCTTTACCTAATCTAATACCTATGGAAAGTGTATTAAACTTTCCTGATTCAGTGATACATCAACATACAACTTTTACCTGGTTTATGTATTACTACGGGATATAGTTTAATTGTTTTGAGTGTCGGCGGAAGCCAACGACACGATAGTACATTTCTTTTTCTTTGTGTGCTTACGATTAGGTGTTACACCTGCTTGAAATCTAGTAGCACTTCCACCGTGTAATAGGTTTTGATGTACAACTTGGTCTCTATATTGTCTGTTATATGCTCTCATCTTTTCTTGATGTGAGTGTGATGCTAGTGATACTCCTCTTTGTGGGATGTCAAACATTTCTTTATACTCTGATGTAGTCATTCGATGCTTGTTAGCGATGTGACTACCAAGTTTATTGTGTGCTTGACCACATAAATGACATATAACATTTCCTTCTTCGTCTGTTACGATAGTTCCTGCATCTGGTAATGCGTGAAACACTCCTCCTCTATTGATATATAGATAACACGCTTGGCATATTGTTCTACTTTTTAGATATGAGCGTTCAATTTCTTCATTACAATATGGGCATATCATAATTACCCCTCCTTATAATACAATTATAACAGTTCTTTTGGGAATTGTCTAGGGGTATCTGCGTATTTTTTATTAAATTTTACACATTCTGCTGCAACTATAGCAACTGCTTTGAATGGGTCTGCTTCTTGTCCTTCTAAAACAGCCATAAGTTTTTGTGATAGCTCGTGTAAATCTTTGTTAGCACGTATAATTTTTCTACGTTCTTGTTCTGTTTTTGCATCAGGTGTTAGTACTCCACATGAAAGAGCAAGGTTTAATCCTTTCTTTTGAAAATCAAATGTTACTGATAATAGTCCTGCTTTACCTAATAACATATAAATTTTCTTTTCTTTCTTTAAGTAATGTATTTTGCTGGCATCAAAGCCATCTTCTACCATCATCTTAACCATAAACTCAGGTAATAATTTGTTTGGGTTAGAGAATAGAGGGATTATTATTTCTTTAATCCCCCATATACTCATAGTAATTAGTGCTGCAAATGATATTGCCATTGGTAAATTCATAAAATCATACTCCATTTCTATCTAACATTTTGGTAAATGTAATCTTCCATATAGGTTGGGTCTCCGAATGAGATAATCTCATAAGGGAAATCTTCTCCTTGTGGTTCATTACTATATTCTATATCATTTTCTAGGTAAAATGCAATAGACTTATAAGCCATATATACATCTTGTTTACATTCCATATCTACTTGAATATCATATAGATGCTTAAATGTATTGACTAATCGATAAACTTCTTCTTCAGATACATCAACACCTTCAGTACATAGTTCATATCTTTCTTTTGCTTTCTGTAATTTCTTATTTTCATAGAACTCTGAACGTTGTGCTTCATAGATTTGTAACAGTTTATGCTTAAATGTATGTGCATCTCTACCATATCCATAAGAATGTCTCCATTCTGTTATATCAGTTAGTATGTAAGTTTGGTCCTGATATATTATTTTACATTTCTTCTTGTAATATAATGCTTTTTCTATTGCTTCTTTAGTGCCTGAATAGAAATTTTCAATTCTAAATATCAATGCACTTGCTTTGTAGATTAATCTATTGTTAATCTTAGTTAATTCTGTGTTGTAATCGTTATAAAATTGAGGCATAAGTGTGTAGTTAACTACGCAACCTTGCTGTCTTAATTTCTCTAATTCATTCTTACTATATTTATATTCGCTAATTATTGCTATCATTTGTAAATCGTCCTTCCTTAATTCTATAACCAAAACCCTTCTAAAAAAATAGATGAGAAGGAGACTATGCTCCTTCAATTTCATCTAAGTTAGTATCATCAGTTTGTAATGATTGATGGAACTCAACATTCATTCTTTGATACTCGTTGTTGTAACTGAACCAGATTCTAATTTCTTTATCCTTGATTGCTTCTAGGATATCAACTAGTTCCATTACTCCATCTTTTAATCCCATTTGGTTACGGATTGCTGACATAAAGTAATTGATTTGCTTTCCTGCAGCATCACCTCTACCTGGGAATAATGGATAGTTATATTCTCTATCTTCTAATTGGAATAGTAAATTAACATATCCACCTTGGTTGTTTTCAACCTCTTTGTAACTTTTTAGAACTGCTACACGTTCACCTGTTAAAGCTGGTAAGCTCTTTGTATTTAGTAAACTCATAATTTTTACCTCCTTTTTTACTGAATACAGGACTTTTTTGTTAAGCCCTTCACTAGCAGTGAGGGCGTTTTGTTTTCTACTCTACTACTACTACTGAATGACTTAGCAAATCGCTGATTCCAGTGGACCGCTTCGTCGTGGGGTCAAGGTCTTTAGTGCATTTTAACCTTGACGCCTTGAGAAGTGGTACAATGGAGAGTGCGATGCGGACTATTTTGCTGTATCGAATAACACTTTAGCAAACTTGCTATGTATTTTTAACAGCGCCCAATAATCTGCGGCGCTTAATGCGTAATCTTCGCAGTTAGTTAATATCATATCTAATGAATTTGCTATATAAATAATTTGTTCTCTAGTAAATTTAATTTCAAATAACATATTTTATCATCCTTTCTTTTTTATCCCCCTCACTAAGGTGGGGGGGGTCTTTTTCGGGTTTTACAAGGCTGGTAACGCGTGCATCTCCGTTGTGAAAAACCAGGACTCAGTCTAATGTATCTACACACACAGTGTCATTTTGCAGTCTTGGCGCTCTTCAATTCGATTGCGACTCTAATGCACTTGCGCCCATCAATCGAAGTTCTTTTTCGGGTGTTCGCGATGTGAGCACCTATTTTTTATAGTTTTTAAAATTTTTTAATTTTGTTCTATAAATTTTTTAGGAAATCAGTAACATAAACGCTCACATTAGTAACACCAGTGTTCACATTGATTTCGATTAGTATCATTTTTGTTACTAATTTTTAATATTTTTTAAACCTTAAATATAAATAAATTTTAGTATAATATATATAAATTAGTATCAATTTTGTTACTGGGATGTGAGCACTAGTGCTTTTTTTCTGTCCCTTCGCTTGCGACAGGGACCATTAAATAGATAGAGAGATAGATACTAGTTTTATAATGATACTTATCTGGGCGCGGGGAAACCGTACAGTGACGGCTTCGTATTATTAGACTATTTATTTCTTAGATGATTACATTCTCTAGCAATATAATCTGGACTATAATATCTGTATGTGTATGTACATTCTTGATAAGTCCAAGGTCTGTTGTTGTCTATGGTTGCTAGCCATATACAGAATGCTGCTAATGCTAATGCTATAGATATATGTATAATATATTCTTTAGCTAATTCTTTTAGTTGTCTTAATCTTAGTCTTTGCATTCTAGTTCTTCTCATATTATTCATCTCCTTTCTTTAGATTTTCTAGATAACTAGTTGGTATTTCTATTTCTTCATGTTCTTGTTGATAGAAGTAGTTGTCTACTTTGTTGATAACTGTTTGTTGTTGGTCATATGTTAGACTTCTGAACCAAGTTAATGCTTCTAATCTTTCTTCTTTAGTTCCTTTGATTTTGTTGATGAACTCTACTAGTTTCTTTTGTTTAGCTTCTGCTACTTTATTGAAGTATGCTTCTACTTGTTCTTGGTACTTAGTAAGTTCTTGTTCTCTAGTGTATATCTTAGCTTCTTGTTCTATTTCCATATCTTGAGTATGTTTAGCTATTATAGCTAGGATATCTTCTCTAGGTTTTGATAATAACATTTTTAATGTCTCATCATATTTTAGGAATTTCTTATCTTTGTATAAGATTGTTGTATTTGTGTATAATCTATTGTTGTGTATTTGCATTATTCTAAATGCTACTTGTTTTGCTTGACTATATTCTTTATAGTCTAATTTGTACTCTTTGTTAAACATTTGAGCACGCTCCTTTCTTACTGTAGTCTTTCCTACTGTCTTGTTTGTTTTGTTAGACATATCATTCACTCTCCTTCTATTCGGGTACTATGTCTTCTTACCCTGGGTCGGGTTTTAAATCACCCAACTTACTCAACATACTATTACGTATTATAAGGGTATGGGTTCCCTTTATTAATAAAATTATCATTTACACACTTCCAAAAAAATTGATTCTGTGGTATACTTACCCTAGAGGTGATTATATGAAAGACACATTACTTATAGCCTACGCAACGGCTGTGACTTGCATATTAGGATTCACATTATTCTTTACAATAACAGCAATGCAAATCGCCGAAGATTTGGCTGAACAGTTAAGGGGGATTCACAATGGCGCAGTATGCACGCAATATAAATACGAATGAGCTCTATCAAGTAGAGCCAATGAAGAACACATACTTCACTGCTAAGTATGGATTAGATACACCCTCGGTTGCACCAGAGATGGGGTATGACTTATTAAGTTTAGAGCTTAAGCATTATTGGGTTTCAGAAAATGCATTCGATGTTTTCTATGAATCTATTCCATATATAGCCCTAGCTCAATTCAATGTATTCGAACCAGTCGGTCCACCTGGACCACAAGGACCTAAGGGTGATACAGGACCTATGGGACCTATGGGTCCAATGGGACCACAAGGGGTTCAGGGAGAACCAGGTCCTCAGGGTATAAAAGGTGAGAAAGGTGACAAGGGTGACAAAGGGGATAAAGGTGACCAAGGATTGCAAGGACCGCAGGGTATCCAAGGACCTGTCGGACCACAGGGTACACCAGGAACCAGCGTAACTATTCAAGGTTCTTATGACACTTATGACCAATTAGTGGAAGCGCACCCTACAGATATACCAGGTAATGCCTACCTAGTTCCACCATACTTATATGTATGGAGTAATACAGAATACGCTTGGAAGAACGTAGGTAATATCCAAGGACCAGCAGGACCAGCAGGACCAGCAGGAGCCCCTGGACCAACAGGAGCTTCGGGGGTTTACGTAGGAGAAGAAACTCCAACAGACCCTACGGTTAATGTATGGATATCTCCAGATGATAACCCTACGTCTATAGCTAACGCATCTCAAGTTGAGATGACAGATGGTACAGATGTAGAAAGTAATATAGTTAGATTATCAGGGGAGACTAAAGCTCTAAACGACGCATTCGCTTTAATGGTTGATGATTTAGAAACTGCTGAACAAAACATAGAGACATTACAACAGAACACCGCTACATCTAAACTAATTGATTTAATATATCCTGTAGGAAGTTTTTATATGAGCATGAATGAAACAGACCCTAGTCTCTTATTTGGAGGAACTTGGGTACACGTTGGTGGTAGGTTTTTATTAGGAGCAACAATGAGTTCAGATGCTGATTTAAACACTTACGGGTACACTAAATCGAGTGCAGGTTATTGGTACCATTTTAATTTAGCAGGAGAAAGAATAAATCTTAATGGTGCAGGTGTTACTTGGGGAGAGGTTAATCATACATTGACTGTAGATGAAATGCCATCCCACGCACACGATGGTGTACGAAGAGCATCTGTTGGAAATAGTGGAGGTCTTTCAACGGGAACATCTAGTGGTTCTGCAAATACAGACTATTTGACAAACCCAGCGGGTGGAGGACTTGCACACAACAATATGCCACCTTACTTCACAGTACACATGTGGTATAGAACGGCTTAATTAGGAGGGAATACTATGGCAATATTTAAAGTTAGAAATGAAAAAGGTGAATGGGTTGAAGTCCCTGCTATAGTAGGACCTCAAGGTCCAGCAGGTCCATCACAAATATATGACGGGATAGACTCAGAACTAACAGACTGGGCTCTATCTGCAAAACAAGGTAAAGTTTTACACGACGCTATAAATAGCATATGGAATAAGATATATCCAGTAGGGTCTATCTATATGAGTATAGTTGAATCTGACCCTTCCACTTTATTCGGTGGAACTTGGGAAAGAATCGAAGGACAGTTCCTTATAGGATGTAATTCAACATATCCTAATGGAACTACAGGGGGTACAACTAATACCACACTAGCTGTTGCTAACTTACCAGGGCACACACACGCATTCGGTGCAACATCTGGAACACAATCAGCTAATCATACCCACAGTGGTACTACTGCTAATAACAACGTAGGACACACTCACTGGGTTGGAGCTAATACAGGATGGCATAGTCACGACCACACGCACTGGGCTTCGACTACATCTAACGGTGCCCACCAACACGCAATGTGGGGTTCTCAATCATTCGCTTCAGGTACTACTAATGGTTGGCGTTGTGTTAAGTCTGGTGACTCAAGTTACGCTGACTATAACTCTTGGACATCAGTTGATAGTAGTGGAGCGCATACGCATACCTTAACTACAGGTGGAGTAAGTTCCAACCACTATCACTGGTTCGAAGCTACATCAGGGGGACAAAGTGCAAATCACACCCATACGTTCAGTACTGGTAACAACAGTGCTAACCATACGCACTGGGTTGAAGGTACTACAGGTAGTACAGGAAGTGCTACATCATTTACAAACTTGCCTCCATATTTATCTGTATATATATGGAAGCGTGTTGCTTAGGAGGATTTATGAATAAATATTGTAAGAAAGCTATATTCCACTTACCAGGAATATTTGAGCATTCTAAAGTTTACGGTACACTTGTCGGATTGTATTTAAACAATCGTCATTTCTTTATGGACAATTTAGAGATAGGTTCAATATATGGTAGCCCAGGCTGCTGCATATGGAATGGTGGACGTATGTTGACTACTCCGACTTACAAAAAAGAATTAGTACAAATTATGGAAGGTATGCGTGAGGCAAACATTCCTGTTAGGTTTACATTTACTAATTGCTTATTAGAAGAAAAGCACGTTTATGATGCTTATGCAAACTTCGTTACTTCGTTATATCATAACGGACATAATGAGATATTGTGCAACTCTCCGATATTGGAAAAATATCTTAGAGAGAATTATCCAAAATATAAATTTATATCATCGACTACTAAACGTATTCTTGACCCTGAGTTACTTAATAAAGAATTAGAGAAAGATTATAAACTAGTAGTTCTTGATTATGATTTAAATAAAAATAAAAAACTTTTAAAAAAGATTAGATATAAAAAGAAAATTGAATTACTTTGCAATGCGGTGTGTATGCCTAATTGTCCAAGACGTGCGGAACATTATATTAATATTTCGAAAGCACAATTAGAGCTAGACCCTGATGGCGTAATGCCTTGTGAACATTCAGGATGTCCTTTCTATAAAGTAAAATTAAAAGAACACTTTTTAGGTAGACAAGAAATAAATCAATACCTACAACAAGGATTCTGTAATTTTAAATTAGAAGGAAGGTCTAACCACGTACTTGATTTAGTTGAAATATTATTGTACTATTTAATCAAAGATGAATACCAAGATGAAGTTAGAGTTATACTAGAACAAGCTGCTTGGTAAAAAGAGATTGTGCAATCTCTTTTTTTGTGTTATAATCTAATCATAAAGGAGGATTATTATGAATTTAAAATTAAATGATATGGAGTTTAATGATATCATTCAGTTACTAGGAGGGTTTGTTACAAAAGAAAATGAAGACCTATTAAAATTTAATTTAATCGCGTCTCCAGATTTAACTTTTAACAATGCGATGCAACTACTACAATCAATGACAATGCAAATCTTATTCGCATTCAAGCAACAAAAACCTGAAGCACTTAATGACATCTACGATGCTTATAATTTTATGGCATCATCTGTATTAGAACAACTAATTCCAGACAGAGAAATCAGAATGGATTTAGATGAAGAAGCGATACTAGAATTAGAAGTTAAGAAAATCGAGGAAAGATTCGAAGAACTTACTGCTGAACAAAAAGAAGAAGCGTTAGCTAAGATAGAAGCTATCAAAGCTAGATTAAAAAATGGAAACAAGGAAGATTAGAAGGTTCACTGCCTGCCCAAGATGTAACAGTCCACTTAAACCTGCGACATCTTTTGCAGGTGGACCATCATCTTTCTGGTTAGAGTGTACAAAATGTAATACATTTATAGACACTTACGTACCATTACCTCACCAAGAAGCTGTTCATAAGGACACTCATAAGCTAATTGGTAACTTCGGAGGGTATGGTACGGGTAAATCGATGACCGATTACAAAGATTTGGAAAAGCATTTACTGATTACACCCAATGCAGACGCTATGGTTACGGCTAATATCAGCTACCAATATGAGCAAACAATCAAAAAGGAGCTGGAGAAAGACATACCTGCAGCATTTGTGGCGGATTACTCAGTAAAAAATCAGAAGATGGTGTTACTTAACGGAGCAATCTTAAGTTACAGACCTCTTGATGACCCTAATAAACTACGTTCCAACAACTTAACCTACTGGTTAATAGTCGAAGGGTCCGAAACAGGGGCAGAATCATTCCATCAGTTGAAGACTCGTCTGCGTAATACTAATGCAACGACCTTAAAACGTGATGAAAACGGCGATATTATCTATGAAACTGACCGTGATGGACACCAAATTCCTGTAATCGACCACGATTGGCGTAAAGGTGTAGTGGAATCTAACCCAGATGCGGGTTGGATACGTACAGATTTACTACTTTGTAGTGATGTTATCTATCAACACGGTAGTAACAGTGACTATTATGAGCAAGATATCAACGAAATAGATGGAATGATATCCTCTCACATAGCTACAACAGAGGTAAACACCTTCTTGCCTAACGATTATATCGATATGATTTGTAAAAATAAGCCTGAGTGGTGGGTTAACAGATACGTTAAGTCTTCGTTCCTCTATTCAGAGGGGTTAGTCTACCCAAATGCTATGAAATGCGTGGTACCTTGGTTTGAAATTAACAAGGACTGGCGTAGAATCGTGGCTTTCGACTACGGTTTATCCGATGATGCTGTGTTTATCTTCGGTGCTGTAGACGAGCAAGCGGGGATTGTTTACATTTACAAGGAAGTTGTAATGAATAACCTTAATATCGAGAAACTTGCTGAAAGATTCAAGGAAGAAACTGCTGATATCCCTATCGGAGGCTGGATTACACAGCCAATCATAGACCCTAAATCTAATAAGCGAGACTTTAATCAGAAAGATTTAGCGACTCACTTCTCTGAGTTTGGAATTATGTTTAAGAATGGACACGTTGGCTTAGATGCACGTATCATTCGCCTTAATACTTACTTTGAAGCGAGACGTTTATTAATAATGGACAACTGTGTGTACACAATTAATCAGTTCAGAGAGTATAAGTTTGAAGAAAGAACACTTGATAACAAGAAACGTCAAGTAAAACCTGTGGATAAGAACAACCACGCCATCAACCCTGTGGAATGGATAGCTATGGAACTGCCTAATAATCCTGCTAACTTAACTTACGGCGTGTTCACTAGGTCTGGTTTTAAAGTTGACGAACAAGAAAAGAAAAGACAAGAGACACCTTGGCAATTACGCGATGATGATACACAATCAGAGGTAGTATACGAGTTCGGTGTCCCTGAATATGAATTTTAGAAGGGAGAATTGTATGGATACAATATTAGGTATTATTCTAGGTGTGGTACTAACTTTAATTATTAAAGATAAACCTCTTAGAATAGAGATTACACACAAACAAAAAGAAAAAGTTGTAGAGAAAGTTCCTGATATGTCAGAAATTATGAACAAAGCTGACACACAGGAGGACCAAGCCTATGCTGATATGGGAACTTTCATAGATGAAATAAATAATATAATGACAGGAGGTGGAACTCGTGGCGAAGAATAGTAAGAAATCTGAAATGAAAGATTTATCAGGTGCACATTTACTTCCTGAGGGAATTAAATTACAAGACCTTAATGATTTCTTTGATATGGCTAATAATGAATACGCTAATGTTCGTAAACGTATGAACTTATTAGATGGAGCAGACCGTAGTGAACTATGGAAAACAATCACTGCTAAGTTTCCTAAGTACCAAGTACTTCCTGAAACAAACCATATCAACTATATAAAGGATAATTTAGTTGCATCTATTTATACTGTTGGTAAATACGCAGAGTTATTACCTAAGTCTCAGGAACAAATTGAAACTTGTAATAAGATTAACCGTGTGTTAGGTACTATATGGGAGAACATACACGTTGCTAAGTATGAACGTAAAGCTGGTGAACGTGCTGCGTTATTCAATATAGGTATAACACAAGTAGGATGGAATAAAGAAGTGCTAGGGGGTACTAATAATTATTTCTATCGTGGGGATGTTGTATTAAAAAACATTGACCCTATGAAATATATGCGTGACCCTTATGCTGATTGTTTAGAACATTCAAGATTCGTAGTGGTTTGGGATGATTATCATATAACAACACTACGTACACTTCCAATTTATAAAGAAAGATTAGACGAACTTTATAAAGTATACGGCGATAACCTAGGAGCTGAGGAATCTTCACTTAGTTATGAAGCAAATAATAACAGAGCTAAGTCTAACAAAGCTCAAAACAAATATCATTTACTTCAAACATTCTGGGTTAAATATATGGACGAAGGTCAGAAAGTACAGACAGCCGAGATTCACGTATTGGATAAGAAGTATGTACTATATGTTAATGAAAAGATAGTACCTAGTACGTTCCCGTTTGCTGAGCTATACTGTAATGAACCAGGTTCAGACATCATTGGTGTTAGTGAACCAGCTAAAGTTTTTAAAAACTATATAGCTTACAATATGTTGTCAAGTATCGTGGCAACACACGCTTACAAAGCGCAACGTCCTCCTAGATTTGTTAATACACAATCGGGAATAAATATTAGACAGTTTGCTCAATACGGTGCTGATGCTGACAAGACATTCCCAGTTAATGGAGATGCTTCTCAGGCTGTACATTATGGTAAGTTTCCTGACCTTCCTCCTACAATAGATGTTCTATCTTCTAGATTAGAATTTGATATAAAGGATAAGTCAGGTATTACAGACCAATATGCTGGTAAAGATACTAACTCAGTACAAACTACTGGAGGAATGGATGCTTTAATATCTAGAGCAACAGGTCGTGATGAAGTTAAGATACAGTTATATGAAGAATATACTAAAAGATTAACAGAACTTATTATCCAATTCTATATTAGATACGGTGATAAACGTACTTATGCTATTAAAGATTTAACAACTAATAAGATAAGTAATGAAGAAGTAGACTTCTCGAATATTCCTAACAATATAGGATTCGATTATTCTATAAATATACAAACTGAATTGCCTCGTAATAAGATGCGATTAGCTCAGGCTGCTAATATATTACTTGAAAAACAAGTACAATATAAACCAACACCTGAGATAATCACAATGGAAGAATGGTTATTAATGCAAGATATTCCATTCAAAGATTTAATTATGAGTCGTATAAATATTCAACGTAATAATAATATGACTGAACAAGTAACTCAAATCTTATTCCAATTTGCAGGACTTATTGAACAAGGTATTGACCCTGAAGAAGCGTTAACTATGGTTACTGATTCAATGCAACAAGCTCAAAACCCAGAAGCAGCTATGCAAGGAGAGCAAGCAGCAATGGGAAATCAAGCAGGTGCAGGTAGTTTTCAAGAGATGCAAGCAGCTTCTAACGAGGGCTCACAACAATTCTAATAAAAAGAACTTTACAAGTTCTTTTTTTTGTGGTATATATATGTTAGCTGAGTATAGGTCCGTCACCTGTTAATTTGACGTGTAACTCGCACCTCTATAGTTTCGCCAACTATATTGATAAGGAGGATATTATGTTTGAGGCAGAAGATTATCAAGCGTTGTTTAATGAATTAGGAGGAGAAGCAGCACCTGCTGACACTGGCGCGGATGCTAATAATAGCACAGCCACACCTGCAGACCCTGCAACAATAACTAATCCAGTAGACACAAATCCAAATCCTGATGTCGTAGGAACAGCTAATCCTGCACAAGACCCTACTGGGGATGATGCAGACGATAATGACTATTATGGTGATGATGCACCACCTGCTGACGATACAGGTACTCCTGCAAACAATCAAGCTGATGATTTGGAAAACCAAAAACAAGCTAGAGCATTTGCAGAAATGCGTTCCACTATAAATAAATACGCAAAAGTATTTAAACAATTACAACCAATGATGGGTGTAAAGAGTGAGGACGAAGTTATTGAACGTCTATTAGATGCTGGGCTAAATGTCCAAGCTCGTAATCAAAACGTAGACCCTGCGATTCTGAAGCGTATGCAAGCCCTTGAGGAACAGAATCTTGCAATGATGAGCGAGCAAAAGAATAAAGCCTTAGTAGAAAGTTTCGGGTTACTTCAAAAAGATTTTAACCTAACTAACAAAGAAGTTCTTGATTTTGCTAGAGAATTAGACAATAAACAAATTGATGTTTATAAATTGGGTGTAGACTTATCTACACTTTACAGGGGGATACATCACGATGCTATTGTCAAAAAGCAAATCGAAGCTGAAAAGCAAAAGTGGATAACTTCAAACAACGCTGCCAACAGCGCGCCTGGAGTTAATACATCCACAGGAAAGAAAAATAACCAAGGTAAAACAGAAATAAATACAATGGGCGAACTTGAAAGCTTATTTAATCAAATTAATAAAAAATAAAAATAAATAAGTAATAAAATATAAGGAGTGTGATTACAATGAATTTAAATTCAGTTGCTGATATTAACAGTGTTATCGAATACTTTAACAACCATCAATATGCTATTAGACCAGAATTGTTCTATAATAAACAATTACTAGATACTATTAGATTAGATGCTGCTAATTATGTATTCTATCGTGTAGCTACTACTACACCAATCCAAGGCTCTGCTGAAAAATTACAAGTTCGTAGATGGTCTCCATTACAAGGACATACAGTACCTCTTGCAGAAGGTATTCCACCAAAATCAGATAAAGGTTCAATGGAAAGTTATGAAATTCCAACATTCAGTTATGGACGTTATATGGAATTCACTGACCGTGTTAACTTTGAATTATTGGACCCAGTTGTTGCACATTATACAAAAGAGTATTCAATCGTTGCTCTTGAAACTTTAGACTTATTAGCTAGAGAAGCATTAGTAACTATTGGACAATCTCACTTTGCAAACAACAAAGCTAACTTCAGTCAATTAGAAATAGGAGACAAAGCTAGCTTAGATGACTTACGTGTTATCGTTTTAGGACTTAAAAAACAATTAGTTAAACCTAGAACAAACGGTAAGTTCATGGTTATCGGTACTCCAGATTTCTATTTCGATATGATTAACGATGCATTAGTTGAAAAATATATGACTATTAACCAAACTACTAAAGGATTCTTCGAAGACTTCGGACCAATCCCTCCAATGTTTGGAATGGAATTCTATGAAACTATGCATAATGATGACAGTGGTGAATACACTACTGCAGAAGGAACTTTCTTAAAAGTATACCGTTTCAACACTAATACTCAAGCATACGAATATGCTACATTAGATGCTGCTACTTATAAGAAAGCTGCTGAAGATAACTATGTACGTGATTCAAGAACTGGACAAAAAGCTTCTTACATTCCAGACTTAATGAACTGGGATATAGCTGCATTCAACGAAACTATCACAGATGGTTACGGAGAATACCATGAATTACACGTTAATAGAATCTTCGTTCTTGGTAACGATGCGTTAATCAGAACAGAAATTGCTGGACACGGAAATGCTAAAATGTATGTTAAACCTTTAGGGTCAAGTGGTGTGTTAGACCCTATCGACCAAAGACAATCTATCGGATTTAAAATTGATTCAGTTGGGTTCGGTTCTGCTAGAACTGAAGCAGTTGTTATTTACTACTGCGTACCTACTCAAGCTAATTTAATATAATCAATATTTAAATAAGAGGAGGATTAAACTATGGCAAATAGTAAACCTATTGTAGACGATGTAGATACTGAAGTTAAAACTGATACAGCTAATGTTAAAGTTCTTGAATCAAGAGCTCAAGCTACTATCGTAAGAAAAGAGCAAGAGCGTAAGAACTTAGCATCTTTCTATCTTAAAGAAAAGAAAATACCTGTAACAGTTTCGCCATTCTATGCACCTTACTTAGGTCGCGTAGTGCCTGTGTTAGTTAACGGTATCAGGGTGGACATTCCAGCCGATGGACGTACATATCAAATCAATGAAACTCACGCTGGTGAGATAATCGCCAAGATTCGTAAGATTGACAATTTGATAGCACGTCAAAAAAGGGCTAGTAATGTTTCTGATAACTTTGAAAGTAACATCGGTGAGTTACAAATTTAAAAGAACAAGTAGGCTAACCCCTACTTGTTTTTATATTATATAAGGAGGAATCAATATGGAGATTGAAAAATTATGTTCCTTTATTAGAAACAACTATATTATAAGTGAAAACCTAAGAACCGTAGAATTATTAGGTTATATGGATATAGTTATAGATGACATTAATGAAAGGTTACAAGCAAACTTCCCACTTATTTCTGAGTGGAAAGATTTCGTAGCTAAATATAATGCAAAGAATAAAGAACATCCTGAGTTCGTTCCGTTGAGTGATATAGAGTATACTGCTTTCCCTGCTCGTTACTTAAGAAGTGTTGTAGCTATAGGCGCTGCATTAAATTTCTTTACTAATGATGAAGAAGGTGAACAAGTAAGTACTAAATATTATATTCAATATGAACGTAATATATTTAATATGATTAGAGATTACCACGATTTAGTTCCTGAAATATTCAGAAATGAAACAGGTGGCTTTATTACTAATTCATATAATGGGTATGAAAACCCAACAGCAAGCATCGAAGGGATAGTGATGAACAATGACAACTTCATCGACATCATATAAAAATAAACGAACTCCTCGTAGAATGCAGGAGCAAACACAGTATCAATTAGGGTGCTATTATACTAATCAAGAAATGCCAGCAGGCTATGCAAAGATGTTATTAAATTATGATTATTCAGATGATGGTAAAATATTAAAACCTAGACAAGGGGTAAAGATAGATGCTTTACTTCCATATGAAGATGTTAACCAAAATAGTGTAGAAAAAATTACCTTGGGCGAGGCACATATCGACGGACTATTATACTTCAAAGATACTAATAATGAAGACCAACTCGCAGAAACTGTACTATCTTTTGGTAAAGTGTACACGCATACAAACCCTTCTTTAGGTGTTTCACAAGGTCGTTTTTTAAATCCTTGTGTTAATAAAATAATAAGTGG